AAACGGTGTTTTAAAACATCCTGGAAGATTAACAAATGAGGCATACGATAGATTAAAAGGTAGCTTTAACCGTGCTTTTGGTGGAAGTCAAAACGCTGGAGGTACTGCAATCTTAGAGGAAGGCATGGACTTTCAAAAAGTAGGTCTTAATCCTGCCGATGCAGCATTTAACGAAACAAAGAAAGCTACTATCTCTGACATTGCAAGGATAACTGGTGTGCCAGGTGTTCTTTTAGAAGATATGGAAAAAGCAACATTTGGCAACATGGAGCAACTTAGCCAGATGTTTGTAAACTATACAATAATGCCATTATGTGAAACAATAGAGGCAGAATTTAATAGGAAGATATTTTTTGAGGCAGAAAAGTACACTTATTGTACACGTTTTAATCTTGATGGATTACTGCGTGGCGATATAGCAGCGAGATCATCTTATTATACTACGATGCGTAATGTACTGGCAATGTCACCTAATGAGATTAGGATTAAGGAAAATATGAATCCTTACACAGGTGGAGATAGTTATGAATTGCCTCTTGCATCTAACATAAAGATAGAACCTACAACCGATGCCGTACAGTAATTACCCACAGTCAGCAACTAATGCCGCAAAGAAAGCATTGCAGCATAAAGAAGATAATGGTAGCCAGTGTGGAACTTCCGTGGGCTGGTCAAGAGCTAAGCAGTTGTCAAGCAGACAAGAACTTTCGGACGATGAAGTGATACGCACTTATAGTTTTTTAAGTAGAGCCAAGGTATATGACCAAGGCAAATATTTTGATGATAACGATAATGAAATATGCGGTTCAATCATGTATGACGCTTGGGGTGGTTCAACGATGTTGCCCTGGGCAGAAAGAACAGCTAATAAAATAATGGACGAAAGGTCAAAAGAAGAAACAATGGAAAAGAGAAGTATAAATTACGAGTTTCGCGCTATGCCAGAATCTCGCACCATCGTAGGCACTGCTACGGTGTTTAACTCTGCCTACGATATGGGTTGGTATGATGAAGAGATGAGTCAAGATGTATTTACTAACTCCGACATGAGCGATGTAGTGGCATTGTTTAATCATGATGCTAATATGGTTTTGGCAAGGACTAAATCTGGTACGCTAAAATTAAAGGTTACTGGTAATGCTATGGAATATGAATTTGAGGCACCAAATACTACTTTAGGTAATGATCTTTTAGAGATGGTTAAACGTGGTGATGTTTATCAATCATCATTTGCTTTTAGTGTTGAGGCAGAAGACTGGCAAGAAAGGGAAGGCATGAAACCAAAGAGAGTGATTAGAGGCATAAAGAAAGTATATGATGTTTCTCCAGTAACTTATCCGGCTAATCCAGACACAATGGTTGCCAAGCGCAGCTATGAGCAGATAGCAGGAAAGGTAGATGAAGATTTACAAAGCGTTATTGACATATCAGTAAAATCTGAAATTAATATACAGAACGAATTACGCAGGAATGCCCTGCACTTATTAAATTTAAAAACAAAATAATGACTGCAAAGGAATTAAGAGAAAAGCGGGCTTCCGATTACGCAATAATGGAAGACCTACAAAAAAGAGCCGCAGCCGAAGGTAGATTGATGTCTGCTGACGAATCCGCACAATGGGATAAAGCAGATGGTTCTTTTAAAAGTTATACAGACCAAATTTCTCGTTTAGAAAGATGGAATGAAATTAACTCTGAAACAAGAGGAGTTAGTGTTATTGAGGACACACTTGCTGCATTGCCAACTGATAAAAGAGAGATTGTAAAGTCTCCAGAGTATCACTCTGCGTTCATGAAGGCGATTGCTAAGAGAGAGTTGAATAACAAAGAAAGTAACTTGCTTCGTGAAATGCGTGGTACTGCTACTATTACAACTGCCGAGACTGGCTTGGCTGGTGGTTATGTTATTCCTTACCAATTCTCAAACGAGTTGGAAAGAACAATGGCTTACTACGGCCCAATGTTACAAGTTAGCCGTATAATAACGACTCCTCAAGCAGGTACTTTGTACTGGCCAAAGGTAAATGATACTGGTACATCTGCAAACTGGCACACAGAAGGTGGAGCGGTGACTGTACAAGACATGACCTTTACAAGAGAGACTTTTGCAGCTCACGTTTGTAACACATTGGTAAAAGTATCTGTTGAATGGGCAAATGACGAGTTTGGTCTATTGAATAGTGAATTACCAATCATGTTAGGTGAGCGTTTAGGTAGAGCGTTAAACACTGCATTTACTACCGGTGATGGTTCTGGCAAACCAACAGGATTCAGAGATGTTGCACCTTCCGGTGTAGAATCTGCATCTACTGGCGCGTTTACTGCTGCTAACTTGGTTGACCTTGTTCATTCAGTTGACATTGCTTACCGTAACTCACCATCTGCTGCATTTATGATGCATGACCAGATTTTGAGCGCGGTTAGGAAGTTAAACTTTGATACTGCAAATAATCCATTATTCCAACCATCACTTAGAGAAGGTACACCAGACAGATTGCTTGGTTACAATTTCTTTGTGAACAATGATTTACCATCTGCACAGGCTGCTGATGCGAAGATTATTTTCTTTGGAGATTGGAGTAAGTATATAATCCGTGCTGTTGCAAACAATGTCCTTGTGCCATTGCGTGAGCGTTTCATGGATGAGATGGAAATAGGTTTCTTAATGTATGCAAGGTATGATGGCAAATTGCTTAATACGGCTGCAATTAAGCACCTAAAGAATCTGTAATTTCATTAGGGATCTAATCTGGAGGACTTGAAATATAGTCCTCCATTTTAAAATATAATCAAATGGCTTGGAAAGTAACTACTGCACCTGTTAATGAACCTTGGACACTTGCCGAGGTAAAAAGCTATTTAAAGATTGATGATTCAAACGAAGATTCAATGTTAAATACTCTTATAAAAGGTGCAAGGATGGTGGCAGAGAGTTATTTAAACCAAGCATTAATTACACAAACAATAACGGAGAAGTTTGATAGGTTATCTAATCCTACTCTTTACCTTAGTGTATCTCCAGTTATTGCTGTTACTAATTTCCAGTACGCAGATAGCCAAAATACTACGCAAACCTTTGCAGCGACAGACTATGTCGTTGACACATTTAGTAAACCAGCACGGCTTTCTCTTGCTTACGGGAAAACATGGCCTACACTTTACGGAAATATAAATGATGTAACGATTACTTATACGGCTGGATACGACACAGAAAGTAGCGGTGTGCCATTCCAAATAAGACAAGCTATCTTATTAATGATAGCCGATACCTACGAGAATAGGCAAGATTACGTTAGAAAATTACCTACTGCATCTCAATATTTACTTGACCAATATCGCGTTCAATATTTCTAATGAAGTATAACAAAAATGAAATTATTGGTCGAATGCGTGATCGGATAATTATCCAAAATGTCACACGTTCAAAATCAGACACAGGCTATGCCTCCGAGTCATGGGCAGATTTATCTACCGTTTGGGCGAATGCCGAAAGCAAGTTACCTCCATCAAATGAAACGGTGATAGATGGAAAGAATACTGCTAAAAATATAAGCGACTTTACTATAAGATATACGACAGGCATAGACGAAGAAAGTCGTATTATTTGGAATGAGAAGTTATATCAAGTAAGGAATATAAAGGTAAGTCACGATCGAAGATTTATAAGTTTTCAAGGCGAGTTCTACGACTCATACATACTTACCGGTGTTTCTGTTGCTGCCATTCTTACAGCCAATGCCAGTGTATCATCTAATATTAAAGTGATACACAATGTCCTTGCTGCAATGAATGCCATAGCAACGACGAACGCTGAATTAACAGTGAGCCAACAAGGTCAAGTCTTGGTTGAGGCTTCTCTATCCGCATCTGGCAATCTTTCTGCTGATGCTACAAAAGTGATATTAATTAATAGCGATGTTACGGCAAACGGCACTTTAGCTGCTGCGGTGACAAAAGTTATAAATATAGATAGTACACTAAATGCAAATGCTACTTTAGTAAGCGATGCTTTAGTGAGCAAAACATTATTAAGCACATTAAATGCAAATGCTACTACATCGGCTGATGTTGATGTAGTAACGCAAGGCTCTGTTAGTGTAGATGCATCTTTAACAGGATTAGGCACTGTTGCGGCAGAAATAAAACGTACAGTTACTTTAGAAAGTAGTTCAAGTACAAGC